CAACCCCTCAATGGGTATTACAGTAGATATTGAAAAGATAAGAATTGCTTGTGAGAGTGCAAAGCAAAATCCAGCTGAAGAGAATTTATTCAGACAGCTTCGATTAAATCAGTGGGTAAAACAGTCAGTACGTTGGATGCCAATGGAGAAATGGGATAAATGTTCTTTTTCAGTAGATCCAGAAAGGCTTATAGGAAGACGATGTTATGGCGGTTTAGACTTATCATCGACTACAGATATAACAGCGTTTGTTCTTATCTTTCCACCAGAATATGATGAAGAAAAATATATCATTCTTCCTTATTTTTGGATACCTAAAGATAATCTTGAACTTAGGGTGAGAAGGGATCATGTACCTTATGATGTATGGGAAAAGCAAGGATTTCTAAACACTACTGAAGGCAATGTGGTTCACTATGGTTACATTGAAAACTTTATTGAAGAGCTAGCATTGAAATATAACATTCGTGAAATTGCTTTTGACCGCTGGGGAGCAGTGCAGATGGTTCAAAATCTAGAAGAGTTGGGGTTAACTGTAGTACCATTTGGTCAAGGATTTAAAGATATGTCTCCACCAACGAAGGAATTGATGAAGCTGACACTGGAACAGAAAATTGCTCATGGAGGGCATCCCGTTCTTCGTTGGATGATGGATAACATCCTTATTAGAACTGATCCCGCAGGAAATATAAAACCAGATAAGGAAAAGAGCACAGAAAAGATTGATGGAGCAGTTGCAACAATAATGGCTTTAGATAGAGCTTTACGTTGTAGAGGAACAAGTAATTCTGTATATGACAACCGAGGATTAATTGTTTTCTAAATATTCGGAGGTGGCGCTTATGAATATATTGCAAGGAATATTTCGTTCGAGAGATAAACCAAAAAATCGCTTAGGTAGTTCCTTTTCGTTTTTATTCGGTGGAACAACATCTGGTAAAGTTGTTAATGAGCGTTCTGCCATGCAAACGACAGCAGTATATGCATGTGTAAGAATCTTATCAGAAGCGATAGCTGGACTTCCATTACATGTATATAGATATCGTACAGATGGAGGTAAAGAAAGAATACCATTTCATCCTTTGTATCACATCCTTCATGATGAACCAAATCCAGAGATGACTTCATTTGTGTTCCGAGAAACACTTATGAGTCATCTTTTACTTTGGGGAAATGCATATGCACAGATTGTTCGCAATGGTCGTGGTGAAGTGATTGCACTTTATCCGCTATTACCGAACAAAATGGAGGTCTACCGAGCAACTAATGGAGAGATACTTTACAAATATTATCGTGAGATTGATGAAAGTGGCATAGATCCAAAGGGTGGTTATGTTACACTCCGAAAAGATGAAGTTTTACACATCCCCGGACTAGGTTTTGATGGACTCATTGGTTACAGTCCAATTGCAATGGCCAAAAATGCTATCGGCATGTCATTAGCAACTGAGGAATATGGTGCATCATTCTTTGCTAATGGTGCAAATCCAGGTGGTGTATTGGAACACCCTGGTGTAATCAAGGATATTCAGAGAGTTAAAGATAGCTGGAATAGTGCCTACCAAGGTACTGGAAATGCCCATAAAATTGCTGTTTTAGAAGAAGGAATGAAGTTTCAAGCCATTGGTATTCCACCGGAACAGGCACAATTTCTTGAGACAAGGAAGTTTCAGATAAACGAAATTGCTCGTATCTTTCGGGTACCACCACATATGGTAGGTGACCTAGAAAAATCAAGTTTCTCAAATATTGAACAGCAGTCTTTAGAGTTTGTTAAATATACGCTAGATCCTTGGGTGGTGCGATGGGAACAAAGCTTGCAACAAGCTTTGTTATTACCATCAGAAAAAGCGACTCTTTTTATTAAGTTTAATTTGGATGGTTTACTTCGTGGTGATTATCAAAGCCGTATGAATGGTTATTCCGTTGCTAGACAAAATGGATGGATGTCTGCAAATGATATTCGTGAATTAGAAAATATGAATCGCATTCCTGCGGAGGAAGGTGGAGATTTGTATCTTGTGAATGGCAATATGCTCCCGCTTTCTCAGGCAGGAAATTTTTATGAGAAGGAGGCGAATGGACAATGAGAAAGTTTTGGAACTGGGTTCGAGATGAGGATACCGGGGAGCGTACCCTTTACCTTAATGGAGAAATCTCTGACGAGACCTGGTGGGGTGATGAGGTAACTCCAAAGCAATTTAAGGAAGAATTAATGGCTGGTACTGGCAACATCACAGTATGGATCAATTCACCTGGTGGTGACGTTTTTGCCGCTGCACAAATCTATAACATGCTGATGGATTATGTAGGAAATGTAACTGTAAAGATTGATGGATTGGCAGCTAGTGCAGCATCGGTTATTGCTATGGCTGGTGGTGATGTATATATGTCACCTGTCTCCATGCTAATGATTCATAATCCTTCAACAATTGCTATTGGAGACAGTGAGGAAATGCTTCGTGCCAAAGCTCTGTTGGATGAGGTTAAGGAAAGTATCATCAATGCTTATGAGTTGAAAACTGGCTTATCTCGAACTAAAATATCACATCTCATGGATGCAGAAACATGGATGAATGCAAACAAAGCCATTGAACTTGGCTTTGCTGACAAAATCTTATTCACTGAAGGTGAAAATCGTAATCCACTTGATACAGAGCAAGGACTTATATTTTCCCGTGCTGCTGTATACAATTCGCTACTTGGGAAAATCCCCAAAAAGCAAAAACAGAAAAATGGTACCCCAATAGAGTCGCTGGATAAGCGGCTTTCTTTAATTTCTCACTAAATTTAAGGAGGAGAGACAATGAGTAAAATTCTTGAATTGATCGAAAAGCGTGCTAAGTTATGGGATGCAACGAAAGCGTTCCTTGATTCAAAACGTGGTGGTGATGGATTACTATCGGCAGAAGATACAGCAACATATGAAAAGATGGAAGCAGAAGTAGTAGCTCTTGGTAAGGAAATAGAACGATTGGAACGTCAGGCAGTGATTGACCTAGAACTCTCTAAAGCTACCAGTAGTCCAATTACAAACACTCCATCCAAAACTACTGAAGAAAAAACTGGTCGTGCATCTGCAGAGTACAAGAAAGCATTCTGGAATGCTATGCGCACCCGTGCAGGGGAAGGACTTGATGTAAATGTAAGAAATGCACTTCAAGTTGGTACAGATAGCGAGGGTGGTTATCTTGTACCAGATGAGTTTGAAAAAACCTTAGTAGAAGCTCTTGAGGAAGAGAACATATTCCGTTCTTTAGCAAATGTCATTACAACTTCATCCGGTGATAGAAAAATACCTGTTGTTGCAACGAAAGGAACTGCTTCTTGGGTTGATGAGGAAGGTACTATCCAAGAGAGTGATGATAGCTTTGGTCAGGTATCAATTGGAGCTTATAAATTAGCAACAATGATTAAGGTATCCGAGGAGTTGCTAAACGATTCCGTATTTGATCTTGAAGCCTATATTTCTAAGGAGTTTGCAAGGCGTATCGGAAATAAAGAAGAGGAAGCTTTCTTTACTGGTGATGGGTCAGGTAAACCAACTGGAATCCTTGCAACTACAGGTGGTGCACAAATTGGTGTGACTACCGCAAGTGCTACGGCTATCACAATGGATGAGGTACTGGATTTATTCTATTCCCTCAAGGCTCCTTATCGTAATAAAGCTGTTTTTGTTATGAATGATGCCACAGTAAAAGCAATTCGTAAACTAAAGGACGGTCAAGGACAGTATTTATGGCAGCCTTCTTTGCAGGCTGGTACACCGGATACTATCCTAAACCGTCCTTTATATACTTCTGCATATGTCCCAACGATTGCAGCATCAGCAAAGACTATTGTGTTTGGTGACTTTAGTTATTATTGGGTAGCAGATCGTCAAGGACGTGTGTTCAAGCGACTTAATGAACTTTTTGCAGTTACTGGTCAGGTTGGTTTTGTTGCTACTCAGCGTGTAGACGGTAAGTTAATCCTTCCTGAAGCAATCAAAGTACTTCAGCAGAAAGCTTAATGGAGGTGCATTATGAGTTACAACACAAAGAACTACACAGAACAAGGAGGAGAAAAGACTGTAATTGGAGGTACGCTTGAAATCAAGGAAGGAGCTACAGTAACTGGGCTTACCTCTACTGCTGCACCTGCTTCTGAAACATCTCTCGGAGGTGTGAAAGCGGCTGCAAAGTCAGAGGACGATACAGTACCTGTTAAAATCGGTGAAGATGGAGTTCTCTATGTACCAACATACCCAGTCATACCTACTGTAGCAAATCAAGAGGAAAGTACAGCTACGGAAATTGAAGGACTGGTAACGGACTTTAATAGCTTACTTGCCAAACTGAAAGCAGCAGGATTAATGGAGCCTGATGAAGAATAGTTGAAAGGAGACGGATGGCATGACAACAGATAATCTTCTTCCAAAAGTAAAAGCGAACTTGATTCTGACTCATGATGTAGATGATGAACTTCTATTACATTATATTAAAGCTGCCGTCTCCTATGCAGAGAGCTACCAGCATGTTGCTGAAGGGTATTACATGGAACATACAATGCCACCTACTACAGAACAAGCTGTAATTATGCTGTCGGGTCATTTCTATGAAAGTAGAGATGGCTCGACAGCAGGTTTTTTTGCTGATAGTGTTCAGGCGGGTCAGCAGGTATGGAATACAGTGAACCTTCTTCTTAGGCTAGATCGAGATTGGAAGGTGTAAGTGATGAGCTTTGGAAAGATGAAAACATTCATCGATATTGTTAGTACAGTGCCAATAAAAGATTCGGAAGGATTCGTAACAAAAGGCGATAACATACTTGCTAGTGTACGTGCCTATAAAGAAGATCGTCACGGAAGCGAGCGTTGGACTAATATGGCCTCCTTTTCTTCTGCAACTACACTATTTCGATTTCGGAAAATTCCGGATCTTACGGTGACAACTGAAATGACCATAGTCTGTGAAGATGGTAGATACCAAATTTTAAGTGTAGAGGATGTACGAAATCGTGGGATGTATGTTGAGGTTTTAGCTGAAGAGATAAAACCTACTGTGAGGTGATGAATATGGCAAAAGTCAGCATTAAGATGCCAGAAGAATTTTTATTGAAAGTATCGAAATTGGCTGATAAGACTGATGTTATTCTGCCAAAAGTATTGGAAGCTGGTGGTGAAATAGTGCTAGATAAAGTGAAGAGTAATCTTCGTA